CTTTCAGGCCTTTCAGCCCTCATCTGGTCCCTCATCCGTGATGAGTCGCATAAAGGGATTCGTAGGTTGGACACTAACAGTAAAACTGGTTATTCTCGTTTGTTCCGCAATGGTACAAATGGCCTAACCGTCTCTACTGCGGTCATAGGGCGATATGGTGCTGTCACCACATCGGTTGACGTTGATACCACTCTGTATCTCGCCAGCAAGAAATCGACTCAGGCCTTCACTACGCAGGTCGTCCAGAGCCATCTTCCCGCCGAAGCCACGAAACTAGAAGGGCACATCCTCCATGGGTTCTTTTCTAGCCACCCCGATTACCGTGAACCCCTTATTGTCGTACCGAGGGACTTTGCCATCACCCACTATCAGGTGACGGAGAAAGAAAACATCGACATTACTGCTAAACATTCTTGCCGTGCCATCTGCTCCCCCCTCGTCGTCGGAGCATGCAGCCCGGATAGGTGCTTGGAAAATGACAAAGCATGCATCAAAGCGAGGATCACTGACGTGAAAGCACCTCCAAGAGCCGAAGGCAGCGCCATCGTTGAGCGCGAAGTCGTCGCCTGGGTCGTGGAATTTATTCAGAACGTCGTACCCCTTACTGCAGTGCACACGCTACGCCCAGTTGAACTTGAAGAAGTCTACGTAAAGCAGTCTCGCCCATCCCAAAAGCGAATTCTTGCCGCCGCCGACAATTCCGGAACAAACATCAAGCGTGTCGTGCAGTCCTTTCAAAAGCGCGATTCAAACGACAAGTTTGGGAAAGCAGGACGCAACATATCTACCGTGAACGGACCGGACAAGAGGGACTACTCTTGCTATACGTATGCCATGGCCACTTACATGAGCGCGTTTCCTTTCTATGCATTCGGGAAAACACCCAAACAAATCGCCGCACGCGTCGCCGCCATTGCATCGTCCAGCGCCTCAGTTATCGAGACTGACCTGGACAAGATGGATGGGCGCGTCGACGTACCCCTCAGGTTTTTGGAAACCGCGCTGTTTAAACGTGCTTTCCACCCGAAGTTTCACGATGATTTATCAACCCTGATGAACTCACAACATTCTCTAGTCGGCTACACGGCCTTTGGCCATAAGTACTCGACTGGTTTCAGTAGATTGTCAGGGTCGCCTGAAACCGCTCTAAACAATACCATTTGCACTGCGTTCTTGGCTTTCGTCGCCTACCGCAAAGCTGGTTACTCTGTGATCAATGCTTGGTACGCACTTGGTATATTTGGCGGTGATGACGGGTTGACAGCCTGCGACCCGCGAGTCGTTGCTGTCATCGAAGATGCCGCTACTTGTCTTGGACAGAAGATCAAGGTTGTGGTCCGTCATAAGGCGCTGGGAGACTTGATTACCTTTCTGGCTAGGTATTATGGCCCTTACTGTTGGTATGGAGATTGGAACTCGTGCTGTGATCTGAGGAGGCAACTATTAAAGATTCACATTTCGAGCAACATGAACCTGAACATTGACCCACTTGTCTTGTGGCGAAACAAGCTTGAGGGTTTCTACTTCAGTGATTTCAACACGCCGGTCATAGGCAACCTTATCAGGTTGGCCTGCCCAGAAAAACCAGATCCCCTCGACAACTCAATTGGTGAGAGAACCTATCTCAGCTTGGTTGAGGAGTCAAACCAGTATCCTAATGAGTACGACGACTGGATGCACGACCTCTTGCGCCCCCCTTACCTCGACTTCAACCTCGGCCTGTTTAACACATTCCTTGGCAGGGTCAGCAAAGGGAAGTGCACCTGGGCGGACATGCC